GTTCTGATGTGGGGATCATTTGAAGACGTTGTCTTAGGTGCCCCAACTTCGTCGGTTGTACAGCAATCCGGATTAGTGCCTGCACTATCTGGCCAACAGGTGAATGGAATTCGTTCGCAAGAACAGAGTGTTGGTGGTGGTTTACTATCAGCACTTGGGAGTTCCATTCCAGGAGGTTCAGCTATTTCATCTGGAATAGCTGGATTAGGAGGTCTTCTTGGTTTTTCTAAGCCCAATCAACAGGAAACTGGTTGTGTAATAGTACAACGTCCGACCCAGTATTTTGGTAATACTAATGGTCAGGATCAATCGCATGTACTTGCACTCGATCGCTTAAATGCGATTGATGAGTATCCTGGACTTGGAGGAACTGATTTAGACGAGTGTTCATTAGAATATGTCACCCGCATACCTCAATATATTTCACAGTTTTCTTTCAGCAAATGTTCTAAATACAATGACATTTTGTGGTCAACATATGTCATGCCATCATATTACATTCCAGGAAGTTTTCAGATCAATGCTAAACGAGCAGGTGGTCAAGTAGCTTACAATAGTGGAATTTCACAACCCACTATTCTTCATTATGCTAGTTCACCTTTTATGTATTGGACAGGTTCGCTTGTCTATACTTTAAGGTTTATGAAAACAGATTTTCATTCAGGCAGAGTTGAGGTTGCTTTTCATCCTTTTTCATCTACATTAGATACATCACGTTTCAATTATGTATATCGTTTAGTTGTAGATCTACGTGAATCAACAGAGGTCTCCTTCACAGTTCCGTATGTCTCACCGACTCCATGGAAAAGTGTTTCGACACTTAACCCACTTTCAATTTCTACAGATTGGATCAATATGGGTCCTTTCGCTACAGGTAAACTTTCAGTTCGAGCTTTAACACCACTGATTACTAGTAATCCAGTCGCACATAATTGTGTAGAGTGTGTTGTTGAAGTAAGAGCTGGTCTAGATTACAAGTTGCAAGGACCGTGTAAATCAAGTTTCTATCCAGTTTCACTGGTTAGGGGACAGGTAAACGCGGTTAAGCAACAAGCTGGCGAAGTTTTTAGTCTTGCTGGAACTCAAGAAACGCGAACAGCAGCGTTGACAGGGTTCACACCACCAAGCATAACTAATAATTCAACCGATATGATTCAAGATGATACCCAGAAGTTTTGCGCGGGAGAGACATTCGAGAATTTTCGTGTGCTTACACGACGATTTGGTTTCGTTGACACAGGTTCCCCTTTGTTAGACGCCGCATGGACTATTCGTCCTGCATACTATCTTCGACCACCAACTGTTGGAGTTCGATCTATATCAGCTCCTAAAGAAGGTTATCCACCACAGAAGTATAGTTTACAAATGCGGTTTTCTTATCAAAATTCACCATTGAACTTCGTGGCCTCTATGTATGCGTTTTACCGTGGTTCTATGCGGACTAAAGTTTACGCAGCTCCGAATCAACAAGATCAAGGTCAGATGCCTTATCTTATTTCGGGGAGAGTTTCATCAACTCAAACATGGGGTCTCGATAGTTCTCCACTGTCACAGAAATATCTGTTACCGTTTATGTCACCAGTTGGATTTGAACAACCATCGCAGAAAATTATTTCAGAATTTCAAATACCATATTATAGTCCTACTATTTTATCGGTTCATTGGGATTATGATCAAATGTCATACTTTGATCAGTCCCAAGCAACTCTTGAAATTGCTACAACTAACTTTTCTGCTTTTCCCAGTTTAAAACTTGCTGTTGCAGCGGGGGACGATATGAATTTTCACGGATTCATTGGTGTTCCTTTCTGCATTGCAGCAACTGCTTTCTTGGATTCTTTTGCTATTTCATTAGATAATACCAGGAGAGCGCGAAATTGGGATACTTCCACTAGAGTAGATCCAACTTATGGTACAGTAGCGGTTCCAGATCAAGGAATAACAGATGGCGCTCCAGCCATGCTCCCTACCGATTCCAAATTTCTCACGATGGACGATTTAACAATTGGACATCTTGATAACCCTTGTAAGCCCACCCCCATTGACGAGTGCCCTAAGCCCGGTCAAGGTACCCCTTCCGGAGGATATCCTAAATATCCTTGGGAAAAGCCCCAACCACTTCTCCTAGATAGCTTAGATGTGAGACCACTCGCCACGTAGATACGTTTAGTTAATCATTTCTAAACCCATTTAAGATTTTACCCCAGAAGGTTCAGTCACAACATTTTGTTGTGATGGTCACCACCCCCTTCTGGG